GCTTTCCAATCCCTTGGCAGTGTACTCGCAAGGGTCTTTATGTTCTAGCTCTACGATGTATGCCTTACCAGGTCGTAAAAGTCTGGCGCATCGTTCTGCGTTGGCCCTTGCCTCTGGCTCTGCATCGAAGCAGATAAATATTCTGTTGAACCTCTCCAAAAGCTCCAGGTTATTTTTAAAGTCTCTCTCTGCGCTGGCTTGTCCAGACCGAATAGACAAGGCTGGAATTATCTTAGGGTTTTTGTGCAAAGATTGGGCATGTTTCTGTAGTTGATTGACCATTTGAAAGGCGGCTAGTGCATCTGCCTCGCCTTCAGTTACAATCACAGTGTCCAACTGTAGACCTAAATCCTTACTCAGGATATGGGTTCCGAATAATGTTGTATTTTTAAAGTCGCCTTCTGTTCTGAATTGCTTACCCTGCTCCCTGAGTTTAGAGGCAACTAACATGCCGTCCTTGTCAGCGTAGGGAAAGGACACTAGGAAGTCAGAAGCGACAACACCATATATCTCCTCAACAGCTGGTGCTATATTCCTGGATGCCCAGGTCGTATCACTTACAGGTTTGCTCTTGGGTATATACTCCATCTCTTCCTCTACATTACCATAGTGGTGACAACTGAAGCAGTAGGTATGGCCATCATCATAGATTGCCAAGGCGTCACTTGACCCACAATTGTCACAAGGTTGGTGCGTCTTAACTGCGACGACATCAGACATCAATTTCCCCCATCTGTTTTATCATCCCATACATATTAGCATGGTCCATTAGTAAATTCAACAGGGCTTTGCGAGAAACTTTAACCTCCTTTGCATTTTTCCTAGCCTTGTCCACAGCCTTGTGGAGAATATCAAACTGTTCATCATCAGTGTATAGCTTCATCTGTCCACCATTCTGGAGTTTTTGAATACTGCCACTTTGCAAATCGTGCCTTCTCGCCTTTGTAGTAATTGCGGTAGGCTCTGACCGCATCCCCTGGCACCTTGTATTCATCAGGCATACACTGTGGCGGCTGTGTATATGTGGGACGCTCGCTCATAAAATACGGCGGCTTGCGAAGTAGTCCACGCAGTTTGTAATCAGTCTGATGCACCTTTTTAAATCTATCGGTGTACTCATGGCACAGGTATTTGAACAGATAATAGGTCCACTCGTACTGCAACATTGAACCCCTGACCCACTGTGTCGAGGGGTGGTTCAGATGAGCAGTTTTGTACATTCCGTACTTGTCTGCTTCCTCGTCGCCATCCAAAACCCTGTGGGCAGTGCATAACATCTGCGCTGTCTCCAGGATCATCTTGACACAGTGCTTGTCACAGTGCATCTCAGCTGCAGTTAGCGGGTCATTGTGTAGGTAGAAAATGTTCATCAGTGTTTCTGCCCTAAAATTTTTCTAAGGTGTTCGTCATCTTCATCCTCATCTAAGTCTACATCGAAATTTGGGTCTTGGTCAAGATACATTTTAAACTCTTCCAGGGCCATGCAGATAAAATACTCAGCTGGCCTGTCGTTTATATCTGCCATTGCCTGGAGAAATGGCGCTACAGATTTATCCAGTCCGAATATATCCTCAAGACCCTTTAGAAAAACTTGACAAGGGATAGACATCATTGATCCAGGAGCAGTCATTTTCTCGGTCCCCTTATTATGAAGTATAGGCATACAATTGTAAACAAGGCCACACCCATTTGGAACGCCTCCTCTGGGTGGAAGGAGAACAGGTTATCTTCCAACATCTGCCATCTCTCCTGCCAATGCTGCATATCCTGCAATGTCTATGAAGCTATCGTCCTTTGGTGTTTCAATTGTCCTGGCAACTTTCATCAGGACAAGCATCATGGCAACGTCTACAGGATTTAGGTCATCTGTTTTTGAGCGTATGTATGTCGTCCACAGTGCGGCAATCCTGGCATGGTTTAGGTAAGCATCACCATATTCCTTCGCCCTGTCGCCATTGATAAGCGTCTTGGCTGTGTCTAAGATTTCATCCCTTGTCATCTTCTACCTCTTCAATGTAGTAGCCAATAGGGGTTAGACCATCGTGGGAAAAGTCGTTGTCCATTACCTCCTTAGCATCGTAGTATGGGCGCTTTTTCTGCTTTACCTTTTGGCGATACAGTGGAGACTGTAAGGCCTTTGCAGTGGTGCTACGTTTGTTCTTCATACCTTGTTCCAATGTGTAAGCTTTGACCAGTAGTGAGCCGAATAGCTGTGATAACATTCTATCTCCACTCTGTTGGATTGTCAATCGGATCATCGTCTGGGTCATTATAGACCGCTTGGGTTATTGCCCATCGACAATCACCACATAGGTCATTTTCCAATGGTTGCGTATCTGGCAACTTGGCGTCACATATGGCACAGCGCATCAGACTAACTCCCCTCTTGATTGCGGCGGGATCGTTTGAAGATTACCAAAGCGGTCATAGATTGTCAAGACAGCATTAGACACACTGAGCACCCTTCCGTTTTGGTTCTCTGTCTCAGCTGTCAAGATGCGTTCGACACCTTGGCCATTTTGTAAGGGTTGGACAGAATAGGTGTAACTGGTTTGTACTGGCAAGATTGCTGCAACTGGTTCAATTGGGTCTATGGCCATCAATATTGTCCTCTATTGTGTATATTATATAAGCTACAATGTGCTATTTTAATATCTCTATTGTGTATCTCTATTGTGTACTCTATAGAGTATAGGGTAGCACATTTTTTAGAATTGTCAATAGTTTTTTTCTGGTAAACTTTCATAGGCAGATACAATGTCCTCTGATAGTTCAGCCAAAGGGGTAAAGGCATAGTCTATAATTTCTTCCGCATATGCATCACATATGTCTTTATCTCTATAGGTATGGGGGTAATGTTTGTCGATCTCCTTTGCAATTACCTTTTTAAGCTCCTGGGAAAGGGCAATGTGGGTATCCGATACTATGTCTCGCATGTCTTACTCCTGATTGTCAAAAGTGTGAGCGGCTACTAGGTCTTCAATCTCATCCTTAGCAACTTGTAGGGCTTTTGTCAAGCTGTCCAAGGAGCTATCAAAATTGGCAACAATGGTGTACTCCATATTGTGGAGGATTGCAACCTCTTTAATGTCTAGCCCGCTGTCCCGCAGGTGTGAGGCAATGGAGATTGTATAACCTAGGTACTCTAAGTGTATGTTGTTGAAATCAATACCAAATGCGGTTTCTAGTGGGTAAATGTGTGATGTTTTCATCTCCTGGTCTTTCCTAGTGGTCTAAAAAGGTTATGGGTTTCCTAGCGGTCCAACAGAGGCTACATGTACCACAGCTAGAAGTTTTGTCAAGCTGCACCGGACATGTGATAGCATCCTTAGTTGTATTGTGTTCTGTGTTGGCACTGAGGTTATCTTCTGGCCTTGTCGAAAACCGGATGGCGAACCTGTCGAAGCCTAGTTCTGTTCTGATTGAAGCAATGGTGTTACCAATTGGCTTGCCTGGGTGGTGGCGGGAATATCCATAGACATGAAGCTTAGGACGCTTCTGAAGCTGTCTTTTCCAGAATAGGGCGTAGGAGGCACTGTGGAAGTCACCTAGGACATGTAAGCGCACTAGGTACCCTACCCTATGCTTTTCGTCCAATGCGTCTAGTTCGGCTTCTAAACGCTTCTCAAGGCCAATTGTGCTGACACGGTGGGCGAATGGCATGTTATTCCCGTAGCAATCATTCCAATGCTCACAATCCCTATCGCATGTCGCCCTTTCTTCGAGGGTCAGGGTATAGATTTGCATTCCGGCAAGCTTGCCCTTTGAAACCTTGCGCCCAAGCTTTTTATTTGTGCTAGGCTTTAGGACCTTGTGTTTATAAGTGTCAAGATTATGGACATTCTTGCTGTACAAGGTGCGACCTTCGATGATGGCCGCGTGGGTTTCGGGTAGTTTAGTCATTTAACCATTCCTTAAAAGATTTAGGGGAGCTGTCTTGCGATACCGCCCAAACATATATCTGGTATCTATCCCAAAGTCTATCACAACAGAATTTTCTTTCTTGTTGCTGGCCTTTTAAAAATCGGCGAATTGAAGCGTTCGTTTTAAACATTTTATTTTCTCCGAAAGGTAAGTTCGGCACTGTGGCGCACATGCGAGTAGACTTTACCGTTCTGGGTACACTTACCGCCTTGGCTAAACATTTGCAACGGCAATGCTACACTACTAACACGGCATAGTCTGCCATCTTTAGCATGGCCCATTATAAAAATGCGTTGCAAGCCATTGGCTCTATCATTTCGCACGCCTTCTAAAGATCCGTCTTCAAATTCAAAAGGCGTTTCTTTTCCGTCTATTCGTATGGTGTTCATGTTCTTCTCCTGATTAACAAAATAGAACGCCAGGATTGCCCTGGCGCTCCGTTTTGCTAACCTGCGAAGTTATGCAGATATTTCAAGGGCGCTTTCTTTTCAATGTACAGGCTACGCCTTCCAGAATGGATTGCCAGCATTGACGGGCCAGACTTGATACCATAGCGCGTCTTTTTCTGCCGCTTGCGGTATAAGCCCCAGGAAAACCGCTTTCCGTCCGTGCCATCATCCAGAGGTAAAGATTTGGTTAGCTTGTCTTTAATTGTAACCTTGCGGTTATCTTTCGCTATTTTCAGAGCCTCTTTACAGCTCTTTATCATTTTTTCTAGATCCTCCTCAGTTTCCAAAACTACATAATGTCCGCCCTTTTGGTACTTGTTCTGCGCTGTTAACACATGCCCAGACATACCCAAAACAAAAATTCTAGCCATAATTTTTTACTCCTTTGGTTGAAACACTGGAGCACACCCTTATCAGATGTGTTCGGGTGTTGCAACTCCTATCTACGGAAGTGCAGGATGCCAATATCCCATGATTTCCCCATCGGAATTATATTCAGCGCCTTGCGGAGCCTCGTTTGATGGGATATTAACGAGCCACTTGACAATTTCACCATTCAAATTTTCTAAGTAGTAATCCCATTTTTTAACCATTTTAAAAACTCCGTTGCTATTCAGTAAACGCAACATATGAGGTTTTATTCCCGCTGTCAATAATTATTTTCACTTTTTTTTAATTTTTTTTTAACGTGTATATTTAAAAGGAACGCGCACGCGCATAGCAAGAACTATGCCAAATCGTCTAATATCAAATTCTATGCAATATCAGTGCCAAACTATGGCCAATCCGCACCCTCACACACATGTTCAAATTTTTCACAATTGGCATCAATATTGCTTCAATGCAAATGCTGTGCCAACATTGTTACACAGTTGGCATCAATATTGTTTAGCAATAATTGTGCCAAGTGGGGAAGCAACACTGTTGCACAATTGTCACAATGTTTGTCTATGCAACAACTGTGCCAAGATTGTTACAGCGTTGATACAATGGTGACGAACATGCGCGACCCCCCACCGTGTTCCCGCAAGTGTTATGTCCTATGCGTCCATAGCGGGGGGTATTTTTAAAACCCTTGACACTATTGTAAAAATATAGTATAATAACGATATGATCCGCATACCAGGATACTTAGGTGGTACTCCAGTGGAGGTTTACACCCTTAAAGAACGAATCGTAAACAAGCTACGG